TTGGTCTGAAGGATCAAGGTCTCCCCCCTCCAGCGGCTGTCGGCCTTGATACCAAAGAGATTCTTCCCTACCTTAGCCAGACCAGACTCACCCCAACCGGACTCCAACGCTGCCTGCGCGATCGTGATACTGGCGAACACGCCCGTGCGCTGGGCAGTGGCCTGTGCAGAAGAGCCAATGAGCGCGATGAATTCAATCGGCTTCATATCAGCTCCCTCACGTCTTTGGCCACCTCATCGATCGAATCGTCTCGTCGCTTGTCGATGAAAGCAAAGGTCCAACGAACCATCGCCCACCCCGGCAAACCGCACGCAAAGATCAACCCACCCAGAGCACATAGCCCCATAAATGAGAACGCCCAGTGATGCAGGCCGAAATGCTCAACGGTGAACGCGCCACCACCAATGCTCGATACCACCGTACTGATCAAGCCGACGGCCCATTCACGTTTGTTTCGCGGCGGAGTCATCAACATCACTACAACGGCGGCCAAGGTGGCTCCGCTGGCAACTGCTGCCGCCGTGCCGCCAAACGCCTTGTATGCCACTGCAGCTCCTGCGACTCCACTACTTGTCGGTTCTGGCATTCATTTCTCCAAAAAGAAACCCGCCGGGATTGCTCCTCGGCGGGTGGTTACAAAAATCAGGTTGAGATCAGGACTGATCGACGGTATGCACCAACGCGTTCTCGGCCACGCATGTCAGTTCGACCTGCTCAGCCCTGGGCTTGACGCTCATGACGCGCGCCAGCTGTGACCAAGACTGCCCAACACCAAAAGCAAAATGCGTTCGCTCACGGTCAGCGCTGAACTGCAGCTCAAAACCGGGCAGCGTTTTCAGAATGGCATGGGAAGCAGTTGCCCCCTGCGTGACCTCAATGGCATCGGAGACCGAGCCATCCGGCTTTCGCAGAACGAGGTAGTGAACGGCACCTAACTGCCAACTCAGCGGCTCAGAACACCGCACCGCTCTCGCCTGACTGTCCCAGCTCAAGACCTCTCCACTCAGCCCCCAACGAGGAATGTCGTGACTGAGCGCAATCAAGTCTCCATAGGTTGGAATCAATCCCTCAAGTTCCGTGCGAAAGGTCACGATGCGTCGGCGATACCGATTCGCCGCCGCGATGTATTTGCCCTCACGAACGCCTTGAGCTCGATCGGTGCAACCAAACAACCTCACGCGAGCAGGCTTTACTGCCCGGGATCCAGGCAGTGCCACCGTGAACTCGTCCGGCTTCCAGCTCTTGGGATTGACGTATTCGATCGTGACGGCATCCGCTGTCGCATCGCCTGCCATCAGGTACTGAATCTTCAAGCTGTTGCGCACGATATTTCGTGCAGAAAAGAGCGCCACAGGGATGGTCTTGGGTTCATCGCGAACGATGCGAACAACCCCGCCTTGCAAGAACGGCACTGCGCGCCCGGTTCGAGCGATCTGTCCCAAGGCGTCCCACACCGTCTGGTTCTGATCAAACACGGCATTGAAGGTATCCCCTCGTGCCGACCACAAAGCATCCAACCGGGCCAAGGCTGCCAGGTCCAATTGCCGGTCAGGCAACCCTGCGCCGTAGCTGGACTTAACAGCATCCGCGAAAGCCCACGCAATCGAGCGAGTAGGCTGCGGTCCAGACCACCCAGCGCTTGCGCTCCAGACAGGGAGCTTGCGCGTCACCAGGCAGTTGACCAGCCGGGATGAACGCTGCGACAAGTTGTCGGTAGCACGCATCCTGAGCGCTAGGTAGGTCAGATCAGTGGGCAGATTCGATCCCGCCAAATAGCCCTTGGCCTGCCCCCAGCGCAACTCATGACCGGCCCGATTGCTTGTGTCCCGTGCATCAAGACGCTGCAGCCGAATCTCATATCTCCCAGGTGCCACCGAATACTTAAACGACAGGCGTTGCGCGGTATTGGTGGCAGCCGAGTAGGTCTCATCTGCCAAATGGAGCCATCCCGAAATGGCATCCCCGTCGTCGTTGATGCTTCGCACCTCAACTCGCCATTGCACTGATCGGCTTTCCAATGCACCACTGTCATTGGCATAGTAGAGGCCTCGCAACATCACCACATCGACACCGACTTGATTGATCTGTGTGCCAACCGGATTGAGAGCAAAGGGGCCAACGATGGCTCCGGTGTCGCTGACAGCAATCAATTCTTGTCCAGAGACCTCAGGGGCGGAAAGCACATCAGGATTGAACAATGTGTTCTGACCGCCAGGCTCAATCACCTGCGCCTGCACCTCGGCAAACGAGCTGATCGGGCTGTCATCAATGGACAGCTCCTCAAACTGGAATTGCCCAACACCGATGACGTGCAGTTGATGCAGATACTCCTCGTTGTTCTCGTACTCCGTATAGGGCATGGTGGCCAGATCGGGGTACACCAGATGGCGGCCATAGATCACGGGCACGGGTTGTGCCAGGCGTCCATAGTTTCCCCGCGCTTGCAAGGAGTACGTTGGGCTGGGAGATGTGGTGTTGGCCGATGCCGAGGGCAGTGACTGATTCGGCAAGGGCACCAGCGCATTAACGAGCACAGAGCCCGTGACTGCGATCGCAGTGGACGCCACCGCCGTGGCCAGCGTACCTGAATACCCCATTGAGGCAGCCAGTGCGCCGCCATACGCATTTGCGACGACCAGGACAGCGATCATCAGTACAGTTCGCAGCGGGTTCTTGCCGCCACCGCCACCGCCTTTTGGCAGAGTGACCAAGGCCACGACGTCTCCTGCATCGATTGGCGTCACCGCCCTATGCGCCATCAGTACCGGCTGGCCGTTTTTCAGAATCAATGTGGGTTGATCGAATTCAATGCCATCACGACTCATCCACTGTGCGATCGTGGGCGATCCAAACACATGGCTCACTTGCCGATCACTGGGCTCGAACGGATTTCGCATCCAAATGACCAGACCAGGACTGGGTAGGCCTGACATGCAAGTGCTTGTCATGGCGATTCCTTCCATCGGTAATACCCCTCCACCTGCCAGCCGTGACTGGCCAGAGAATTCAGTTGCTGAAACACCACTCCAGCCTGCTGGGCACAGTGCAAAACACCGCCACCGTCTGCCTCGACCCATACGCCCACATGAACAGGGTGTCGGGACTGACGCATCAAGACCGCATCACCCTGCTGTGGCACATCGACCACAGCCCAACGTTGCCTCTCCGGGTGCGTTTTGAACGTATGAAGGACCGTCCGAAGATTCAGTGCATCCACCGGGATCACAGGCAATTCACGACTGAAGTGCGTCTTCTGGACCCAAAGAAAAAGGCCCCAGCAGTCAAATGACTCGGGGCCTCTCTCACCTGCAATCCACGGACGACCGATGTATTGGATCGCCCAACTTGGCGAGTCTTCTTTCGTCATCGTGCTAATCCAGGGAACTCAGTTGCGGTGTACAGGCGTGACGGGAAGGTCTTGTTGCCAATGTCAGCCATCCGTGCCTTGGCCGTGACCCGCTGCACGTCCGCCTCCACCTCGGTGATCACCAACGTGATGGGCGGATCCATCTGTGGGCCACTCAAATCGTTGGAAAGGTACGGACGGTAGGTCACTTCAATGGGTGACTCCGAAACTGACGCCTCATCCAAGTGCTTCACGATCTCACGGGTGACGTTGTCCAGGGTGATCGCAATTTCCGGAACAGGCGCAATATCTACCGGCGGCAGATCCAGCTCAAATCCCATGGCTACAAACTGAACCTGCTGGCCTGCATTGATTGGCGCTGACGCCTCAAGCCTTGCAAGCAAGTCTTGCTGATCACGAACCACGCGGATCGCGGTCGTATTACCAGCATCGTCTCTAAAGTCCGGGTGCCGGATCTCCAAGGTATGCAAAATAACCACGTCGTTGGGCGCACTGGCATATGCCTCACGCAATGCTGCTGAAAGAGCTTGATCAGGCATTTGACACCTTGATGGGAATGACTTTTCTGGAGGCTGATTGATTGGCTTTGGCATCGAATCCAAAGACGTCAGACCTGGCTTGCGGCAGATCCCCTTCGATGCGATGCACAGCGCAACCCGTCAGATGTTCGATGGCAGCCACAAAAAAAGGCACATGATCCGAATACGCGTTGTCGCAGGCCGCTGTCCACAACGGTCCTTCCAAGAACA